ATCCGGTTCAACACGGAAACGTATTTATCAAAGATCTTCTGATCCAGGATAACTACATCATCACCTACTACAAAGAACTGATGGGAATAACTTCCATCAGCTAAATGAAGTAGGAGAAGTCCGTGTGTCAGTGTAAAAGAGGCAAAACTTGGATACAAACCCAAGGGTTGTCCCTTAGTCCAACTTAAAAATCCAATCTTGGATTTCCAAGTTCCACGAGAGATCTCTTCAAAGAGATCAATGTGGTCCCAATCGTCTCTTCTCAAGATTGCACGAAGTGCAGTCAATTGAAGGGACAAAGGGAAGAAATCTGTGGCATTAGAAAGATCCACAGAGTACACTGAACCACCTTGCCAAAGGTGAGACTGGATGTGAGGGATTGCTTTACCTTGATCAAAGGTACAATCCCAGGGCAGTGATTCGACTACATCATAGAGTTCTTCGCCCAAAGGACGAAGGGCCTCCTGATGTATTCGAAAAGGGGAGGCAATGGAACGGAGTTTTCCGCCTGGTTCCTGGAGGAAGTGGATTTCACCTCCTGGACAGGGTTCTGTGGGACGAGGATATCGCTTGCTTTCGCAAGCAATCCTCTCCAACATAGCCAAACGGCACCCTATACCTTGTAACAGAGGCCGATAAATCCTCTGGTACTTGGCATAGAGATTCAATCCACCAGTAGTGTTGAAAATCTCCAAATCGTGGAGAATCCCTTCACTCTGGGGGACTGAAGATCTCCCCCATAACCTCGGGGCCTTCTTATCAGGTGAACCCTGATAAGTCACTAGAGGTTTGTGACAACGAGTCACAGACCTCCTACTGACTGCTCGTTCTACGGTACTTGTGAACTGCCTATGAAAAGCAGGAGACAAGCCATCGGAGACTTGATCGGGGTTGATAGCCTTGAGGAACTTCTCCTTCTGTGACTCAGAGAGTCGAGGAAGAATGTAGTATGTATAAGCCATAAAGGCCTGTACACACTTCTTGAAGTTCTTCTCGGACTTATCAGACCAACGAAAAAGTGATCCGATGGTTCCATATACCTCACCCTTCCTATTTAAACGTAAATAGGAATCAGGGGGTAATGGAAGACCGGCCTGACGTCGAATAAGACAAAGCTTAAGCGTCTTAA